GTCATATTTATATTGTCTCCAATACCAAATATTTTATTAAATTGATCTTTGTATTGAGAAACATCTTGTTGATGTTGAGCTAAATCTTGTTGATATTGTATTTCTTCTGCACTTGGCTGTGCTGGAGCAGCAGGTTGTGGTACAACCTGTTTATATGCCTCAGCTATTGGTTTTTGCATTTCTAATTGCATAACCATTTCTACAAATTTAGCTGGATCAAGTCTAGCTAAAGGAGCTAATTCAGGATATTTACTAGCTAAATCAGAAAATGCTTTTTGTTTATCAATATTTGCTTGTAATTGTTGCTGAGTTGCAAAGTTCTGTAATCCTTGCTGATAAGTTTGACCAGCAGTTCCAAAACCAGCACCAAGAGAAGCCAAAATATTCTGAGCAGCAGAACGACGCGGACCTACAGAACTCATTCCTTGAGCCAATGCACCAGCAGTACCTAGCAATCCAGCTAAAGTAGCTCGTCCTTGCAATGCCTTAGTTTCTGGAGCACCTAGTAATCCTTCAAAATAGCTAGGAGCCGATCCATAAATAGCAGGAATGTAATCATAGAAACTACTTTTAGGCGCAACAGCTTTAACACCTTCATTAGGACCGTAATATTTCAGCCATTCATCTCGAACTTGTTGATCTGTTAAATCAGCCATATATCACCTATAGCAAAGACATTGCTTGTGGACGCAAAACAGTACTTTGTTGCGGATTTAACAAGCTAGAGTAATCCATTTGTGGAATCTGACCGCGAGATACTTGACCACCTCCACCCATCATTTGACGAGGATGAGGAGCAAATAATTGACCTGCTGTGTTTAATGCCTGACCTGCAAGCATAGGATTTTCTTGAATAGAACTACCAACAGAACCAAATCCAGCACCTACTCTATCCATAATAGAAGGAGCGCCAGGATATTCCATTGCTCCTAATCCTTCTAATGTTCCAGGACCAGCAGCATTAAATCCACCAGCAAATGCACCTCCAGCACCACCCATCAACCCACCAAGCAAAGCACCTTGAAATGGATTTTTACCAGTTACAGCAGCACCACCACCACCGATAGCAGCACCAATCAATGCAGGTTCCATTCCGCTCATTATTTGCCCCCTGTAGGAGTAGCTACCGAAGTAGTCTGTGAACCTTGTGGTATCCCGCTAATCAATCCAGCATACTGAGAAAGTTTCTGATATGGCAAGTTCTGTTCAAAGTTAAATCTATTTATAGCATCTTGCAATTGTGCAGCTTGGTAACCTTCTCCCATTTGACCAGCAGTCAATAATTTCTGAATATCTGCGTAATCAACATTAGCCATTTGTGGAGCCATTAAAGCAGCTTGTTGCTGACGTTGAGCCTGAGCCTCTGACGAGTTATATGCCAGATTAGCCATTGCATTACCCAAGCCAGTACCATATCCCTGAGCCTGTCTTTGTGCCAATTGAGCCATAGCATCAGAGCCATAACGACCAGCAGCAGAAGTCTTAGATTCAAGACCTCTCATAGCCTCTTGATATGCTTGTGTAAGAGGAGCAGCTTGAGCCTGTAAAGCACCAGCTAGGAACGGATTAGGACCTTGCCCTTGAATCGTTGCTAGTTGTTCTGCCTGTGCAGCCTTAATAAGTGGAGAACCACCTAAAGCGCGTTCCTTAGCCATCTGTAATGCTTGCTGAGTAGCATCAGACGGAGAAACATAAGTCTGCCCTGGAAAGAATGTAGGAGTCTGTGATTGATATAATCTTTGACCCTCAGATAGAATATTCTTTACATAAGGAAGAATACTCGGATCAATCGATGTTGTTGTGGTCTGTTTTTGACCGCCGCCGCCACCACCCATAATTACACCTCACATATCCATTTTCTAGGACGAAAGCCTAATTGCCCTGCCCTTCGTTCCCAACCACGCCTATGGCTTGAAAAAGTTAAATATTTGGCATTTCCATTACTTGCCAATTGTTTTATATATTTTAATCCTTTTTCGACAATTAGATAATCATTTTCTAACGTCCAAGCCGCCCAAACATGAAGTTCTTGTCCTAATGGCTGTAAGATAAAGAAGCCTTTAAAACGGTTATTCTCTAACGCTACAAAGAGCATTGATTTCTGGTTAAATAAGTCTGTATATACATCTTCGACTATCCAGTTCTCAGGACTTTTGCTCTTAATTTGCTCAATACCTGGTTTAATACTGCTCCACCAGCCCCTTAGTTCATCTACCGTAATGAACTTAAATTCCATTATCCCACCACAATGTAGTCATACGTCTTTCCTGAAGTTGAATTAGCAGGATGAGATAGTACAGCACTACCAACATTACGAGAACTCACGTAAGGAGCCTCGAATACATTCGTCGTATATCCATTAGGAGATAAATATTGCATTGTCGCAATTACCGATGGAGTTGATGGACGAGTAGGACTAGACCTAGTTGCAATATTAATAATACTTACTTGAGTACTATCAGTTGACCACATGATTTCAATATAATCATTCTTTTGCAGTGCAATATAGTAATTTAATGCAGCAATTAATCGACCATCTGTACCACCGTGGCTGTTAGGGACAGAAAAATCACTATTGGATGCAGCTAAATCTGTTCCATTTTTTCTAAACCAAACGCTAACATCATGTATTTGTGTATCTGCGTTATTAAATTGAGCACTAAACTGAAGATTATAAAGACCAGAATAATCTACTTTTATCCTTGAGCTATTCGTGACAGAAATACCTTCTGAATAATCTGTAGTGTTATATGTCATTGCATAAGCAGTCGTAGTGCTAGATGCTGTTTGTGTAGTCGAATCCTGAAACGCACCGTAAGGATAGTAAGTAGCAGCCGCCTGAATTGATGATGGAGCCAATAAGATAACGCTGTCATACCCTATACGCTCGTCATAGATCGTAGTAGAAGTCGCTCCACCTGTGGCTAGTGTCACAGTACCAGTATTATTGGATTTACCGTCCATAAGCCCTCTAACGACCTCTGAAACGGCTCTATTATCTGCTCCAAATACAGGTAATGTTCTAAACTGAGTCATCGATCACCTTGACCAACAATAACTAATTCAGTTCCAACAGCAGTTTTCCACGATGGGCTAGTAGGAGTCATCTTTACCCTGTGATAACGACCAGCATTACGTAATGCCACACGACCTTCGCTATCAGGAGTTACTTCGCTACCAAATACTACGTTATCAGATAGTAAATCTCTACTTGCTACAGAAATAGTTCCTGTTCCATTATCAATTATTGGTCTTGCAAAAGTAATAACAGACCTCCCAACATCTATATCACCTGATGATATAGAAGCAGATTTATTTTGACCTGAGAATGAAATGATCTTTTTGTCTGTAACACCCATAAACAATAGAATTCCACCAGCCCAAACACGCGAATCCAAAGCAATATCTAATGTATCTAAATTATTGTTGTAATTATCTATTTGTTCTAATGTGGTTGACGGAGTTAAACCATAAGCAACAGACGTAGCCGTGGTTTCTACATAACTCCAACGACCTAAATCAATGGAATAAACCAATAAATAACGACCACCAAAAGAGTTTTTAAAGTTCCATGCTATTAATTTGCGTACTGGATCAACAGTAGCACTCATGGATAAACGAATTTCACTAGGAATAGCATTATCAAAAAACCAACGATTTACTTTTTCAGCACCAATGCTTTTAGTCGTTTGTCCATCACAAGCATAAAAGCCATCATCTGATAAAAAATACGTAATACCACCAAATTGAGCAATAGAACCGTTAGTAGAACATCCTAAAGTACGTGAAATAGCATCAAATTGGAAAAATAATGGCGATCCTACATAACTCATGCGATAAATGGCTCGTTCCATGAACACTAAACCATATTCGCCACCAGTTAAACCTGTAATATCTCCACCATCAGGAAGAATCTGGTTATCTGCCTGACTAGTTGAACTAGCAGTCCAGTTAGTTTCATTATTAATATCTGACCAGTAAATCTTATTATTATTACTACCATCGTCAGCAGCAACAACAAAGTCACGAACTACTGTTACATATTTGCAAACAGGAGCATCAGCAGATAAATCATTAAAATATGATCCACCAGCCATATCATAGGCTTGCAACTTATTCTTGCCGTTAGCAATAATCATCTTAGAGCCAAACTGAGTAACATCCCACGATTCTGTGGACGTATAACCAGTAGTCGTTAATGCATCTAAATTGCTTGTACTAGAATTAAACTTATAAACCTGAGTTGCTCCAGCAGCAAATAGATTAGTTGCTCCTGCATATTTACCAGCAAATACTAAAAGTAATGTTTGAGCAGCATCATTAGAATAATTTGCTTCTGCTTTAAATGGGGCATATCCGTTAGTTACTGGATAGCAATTCATAGCATCAGTAACCGCACCTGTTACACCAGGCTGATCTGGTAACCATTCTCCGAATAAAACCTTTTGTTTTGCCATTATTGTCTCAACCAATTATTTGTTTCTGGAGTTATTGTTTGCCAAATATTAACATCTGGACTTATTTCATCCCATGTATTCGTATCTGGAGTTACACCATTCCAAGTATCACCAATATTATTACCATTAGCCGTTAATGATGCTAAACCATTAACTCTAGCATTTCCTGAATATGAAACTCCACCAAGCGCAGTAAAACTTGCATTTGTATCAATAGCAGCACTGCCTGTACTTACAAAAGCACCTTTAGCAGTTACCGTTCCAGTAGCAGTAATACTTCCAGTTCCAACTACAATATTCTGTAAATTTAATTCAAGTTGAGCATTTCCGGTAATGGAAGCAATACCAAATGCAGTTTTTGATGCAATAGCTGTTACTGTAGCAGTACCATTTATAGATGCAGACGATGAATCAGCAGTCTCATATTCTGCATAGCCATCAGTCCAATAGCCGACTAGGACGTATCGATCTGGCTGAGTTAAGTCACCATCGCCATATCCATATACCCAATAGTCGTAATCTACGTAATTAGCCATTTAAACCGCTTATTTGAGACGTTTCCATTGCTACAATTTGCTCAGTCGCTAATGATTGAATCTGTTCAGTAACTTGCGCCGTTACTATCTCAACCCATTGCTCTGTTGATTGACTCCACGACCAATTACCCGCTGGCTGTGGGTCACGAATAATCCAGCCCGGTGGATACCACCAAATGACCTCTTTGCCTTCAGGACAATCAGGTTCGTCAGGAACCTCAACCCATCCCTCTGTGCCATCCGTCTCAGGTTTTGGAATACTTCCATTTTTAGAGTACATACGTCACCTACTGAGTTGGAAAAGCCGCGGTTGGATTTGTTGTTACTGTTCTTGCATACCCTTTTGTTATACGAAGTTCATCTATATAACAAGAACCTGTCGCAACAATACTTGTGCCGTCATACCATGCGCCAACGCTTAAACCATTTGCTGCAACACCAACAAAAGAAGTGTTATTAGTGGCTTGTGCTTGCACTACTCCATCTACATAAAGTTTTAAATTATTTGTGCCAGTTCCGCTTCGCACAGCAGCCACATAAGTCCAAGTATTTGCTGGAATGGTTGTCGTTGAACCAATTGCAATAACAGCACCATTTCCATACATTCCTATAAAGTTTGTTGTTGATATATAGAAAGTAAAACCATTTGCGCTAGTAGCATAACTTCCTAAGCCCATAATAATAGTGTTTACGCCTGTAGTATTTCTATATACCCATGCCTCAATAGTAAAATCTCCTGATAAATTAATTATAGGATTATTAGGAATAAGCATGTAATCACCAGTACCATCAAAATACATTGACGTAGTACCAAACTTAGCCTGTGTAGTGCTTACCTGTGCATTGCCTACTGTCTCTAAATCATTTTTAGCGGCAGCGTCGTAGATGCCAGCGTTGGTGAAATTTAAAAGTAATTGTGTATTAGCATCACTTGTAGGTGGCGCTGTAGGAATAGTATAAGTAGAACCAGAATAAACAGCAGATTTAACAACTCTTGCGCCTAAAATATAACCATCCATCATTTCTGATGAACCGTTATAAGTTCCAATGTAAATAGGGATATTTGTAGCAGCCGTTATATTCCATGAAACGCCAGTAGCTGAACCAACGCTAACCCCATTCAAATATAAAGTTAGAGTGGTTCCTGACCTAACAGCAGCAACATGGTTCCATGTGTAAAGTTTAACTGCTGTGCTACTTGTTACTGTAGTGTTATTTGAAGAAGTTGTTACATCACGTGCATAAGTGTACGGATATAAAGTTCCAGCAGAATTTGTTACAGATAAATAATAAACAGCGTTTTGACCTGCACTTCCTGTCCAATGATAACGAATAAAAGTTCTATCTGCACCAGATGACGGAGCTGAATTAAGATAAAACCAACACTCTAATGTATAATTTCCTGTTCCTACTCCATTACTTGCTGCTGCTGGATTTTGTAAATAATCCCCACTACCATCAAAATACCCACTACCACCTACTGTAGTAGTGCTATATGCAGCAGTAGGAGCAAATGGAGAGAAGGCTTGGACGGATGGTGTGCCGCCAACAGTTAAAGTCCAAGGTGAACCACTATTAGCCGTACTATTATCAATAAAACGATTTGATTGATTAGTAAGTAATACGGTATTAGTTATATTTGTTAATGGTGTAGTACTTGGAGTGAAGTTGCCAGTATAAACAGCGGTTCCATTTACAAGTCTGAAATTAGAAATATAACCAACTAATCCCCTGCCACCAATATATTGATTACCAATATAAGGAGTGGAACTTGTATTGTTTAAAGAAACGGTAGATACGTTTACAGAAGAACCTGATGCAACGCCGTTAATATAAATTTGTAATGACGTTCCATTTCTTACAAAAGCAAGATGCGCCCATTGATTTAATGAAAGATTTGCTGCTGAAGATGCTGCATATCCTGTACTTCCAGAATAAACGCTACATTGAACTGTTCCTGAAGAATTTAATAAAACCTCAATTTCAGTAGTAGCATTAGTGCTTCCACTTGCGCGATTATAAATAAAATTATAAGTACCAAACGATGTTGGATAAACCCAACAATCAATAGTCCAGTTATTAGTACCTAAAGCAAAAGCAGCATTAGCAGGAGCAGTTTGATAATCACTGGCTCCTTGATAATTACTCCACCCAGTCTGACTAAACGGCGTAAATGTTCCCTGCGTAGTATTACCGTTACGAGTAATCGTAAAGTTATTACTAGACGAGTCTAAGAACGTGTTGTTTTGTGCGCCGTTAGTGCTGCTAGTGTTAAGCAACAATGTTACTCGGTTAAAAAACGAATCTTTTACTGTTGTTACAACAGAACGCGTAAAGCCATAAGCCCTAGCCGATGCAGTCCCAATCGTCGATAGCAAACTCATTATGCAAACCTTGTTTGAGAAGCAAATACAGTAAATGCTGCACTACCAGTTTTAACAATAGTATAGGTATAAGCATCAATTGAACTTGCATTACCAGCAGTCCAAGCAGTACCACCTTGATATTTAGGAGTTACTGAAGTTCCGTCCACAGTAACAGCACTATTGTAGTAAGCAGTTGAACCTTGAGTTACTAAGAATGTAACAGTAACAGATTGACCTGTAGCCATTGCCGTATTCAAACTCGTACCACTAGATGCTCTGAAGTTAACAGTCCAGTTAGCCGAAGCATTAGTCGTGTAGTACAAGACAGATTGAGTAGTAACATCAAAGTTAATCGTTCCAGTTGCAGCAGTAGCAGATACCGTAATAACCTCAGCAGCATCAGTTAATACCGTTGCTATAGTACTAGACGATCCGCTAAATGTTTGCTGTGCTGTAAATGTCGTAGCTGTTCCTGGAGCAACATAGTCAGTACCAGCAGTAGCATTAGCTAAAGCACCACCTGAGTTAGCTTTAAGAATAGCTGTTCCACTAGGAGGAGCAAGGTAATCTGTGCCAGCAGTAGCAGCCGTAAATGCAGACGTTCCAGAGCCTTTTAGAAGCCCTGTAACAGTCGTCGTACCTGTACCACCCTGAGCCACAGTTAAAGCCGTGGTAAGCCCTGAGAGGCTTGTAATATCGCTATTTGCACCAGCTTTAGCAGCACTTAGGTTATTACGTGCAGTTGTAGCATTACCAATGTCAGATAAGTTATTAGTTTTTTCTAATTTATCTGAATTTAGGTTTGTGAAGTTGCTGTCAACCTCGGTATAGCTAAGTGCCGAACCTTTACCAGCACGAGTGACAATTGTTGACATAATTCACCTTACGCTAAAGTTACTGACAAATTCCCGCTTGTTATCTTAAATATATCGCCATTTAATATCGTTTTGCTTGCGTCTAAAGGAGTGTGATAAAGCAAATTACCGCCAGTAGAAGCATCATGAATACCAACATGAGTAACAATTCCCCAATCAGCCGTAGCTTGTGGGAACTCAATGGCTGCGCTATTGGTCGATGATCCGTTACTAGGAGCACCAAACGTAATAGATTGACGAGCATACGATCCACCAGATACCTCTGTTCCTGTGTCTGCATCAGTAGGATCAGACGTATATAAAGCCAAATAAACAGTCGTAGGAGCTGTATAGGAAGTAGCTCGGAGAGTGCCGTTAATTAAAGCATTTTCCAAGTAGTTAGACATCTCTGCCATGATTACCTCACGTTATAAGTCATTGAAATTGGCTGTCCACTATGCTCACTAGAGTGATCTGCCACGTTAATCGTATTAATTGATCTATCGTACATAGCTGCCCATGTAGCTAGACGCGCATCATTCATCAGATACGGTTCAGCCTCACCTAATGCGCCATAAAGCAAGGCATCAGGACAGTTAGCAAGCCAGGTATTCGATGAATTGGTATCGCTAAGATAATCAGGTTTAGCGTAATACAGCATTTGCAATGTGTATTCTGAGTCTGGAGACGGTGCTAATTGCAGTTCTGTCGATAAAACAGTATAGGTCTTAGGTTTACCAGACTGAGTAGCATAAGCATCCTTATAAAACGCATTAGGAGTCTTATAATCTAGCGATGCAATAGGATTAGTTACCAAATGAATATCTCTCATTTCTAAGAAGTCACTTGGTAAGCCAACGAGAGCATCAGATGTCGTAGTTGTTGCTATCTTTAACATCTGACGAATACGCAATTCGCGGTTTAAACGCAATTCCGCTAGACGAATAAAGTCAGGAATCTGGTCTGTTAGATCACTACGAGCCAAATAACTTGCAACTTTTGTCTTTAGGTCAGAATAGCTCGTAAATGCCATATCATTCCTCTAATTGCTCAAAGTCATTCCAGCTATATTCATGGATTCCAATATGCTTAATGTGCATAGATAACTCATGGTCAACATAAGTATCGAATCCGTTATCGCCAGCTTTGACGCAAAAATGTACATCTTCACCGACTACACCTGTAGGACCCCATCCAGCATCAAACCACGGTCTAGGCATAGCATCGAATACTTCTTTACGGATTAAAGCAGCACCAAAACCAATGCTAGTAACCTGCTCTATTCCTGTCTTGCCGCGAGAATCTATGTTTTCCCACTTAGCCTTCTTCTTACCATCCTCCTCCCAACGAACTAATCGCTTAGTCGTAGGAGTTACTGGTCTACGTCGTGTTACCGCATTAACACCAACTATCGGCACTTCACGACTTAAAAGAATTGTAACTAAATCCACAGGGAATCGCATATCGCTATCAATGAATACGATAGCCTCACAACCCTCGCTTAGTGCTACTTCTGCTAACTTTTCACGCTGATCGAAAATTAACGTACCAGCCATCGTATAAAGATTCAGACCACCTGCTCCATCCTTACATCTAACACTAGCGTCAAATGCCGCCAATCTAGCAAAGTCAAAAGCAAATCCTGTATGAACCTCGTCTCTTGCTGGAATACAAATACCAACTTTCATAGTCTGCCCCTATAGATTTTCCACACGTTATTCTCTGGTTGGTTTAGCCATTTCTTTAGTCCTGGCTCATCCATCACAGCGAAACCCCTCATTATCCCCATTTTGTTCAACTCTACAATAGCAGCATCGGGTATTGAGGCAACTAGGTGAAAATCTTTTAGGTGGCTTGTTCTATTAGCATCTTCCTGTTGGAGTATCTTATTACGCTCTAATATGTCATCGACGTTTTGCTGAGTCTCTAGTACCAACTCACCATCGCCCATATCGTGAGCAACCGTTACTTTCGTTTCATCTGCGCTAAAAAGTCGCATAAATCCCCTTAGAATCCTGCCCCATCCGAAGACAGGGCAGGTTGTTCTATTACTTAGTCATATCCAAGTCAGCGATGATACCGTGTGCTGCTTCGTTCTTCATCTCAAGGGTAACTTCAGCCAAGAGTTGAGTATTCATGCTGTCACCTGTCTGAGCCAGATCATTAGTCTGGAATGGACGGAGATAAGCAAGAGAAGCATACTCAGGATCGATTACCAGAGCATCACGCGAGCGCATGAAACGGTTAGGAACAATTGCCATCTGACCGAAGTCCGACTGATAAATGTCTGCTGCACCGATGATTACGCCCTGCTCAGGCTTGGTGATCTGATAACGGTTAACTGCGATACCAGCGAATGACGAAACCTTCTGCTTGCCAGATGGACCAACCATCAGAACTTTAGGATTGCCACCCGAAGTAAATACAGAAGCTACGACGTTCTTCAACAGAGTTTCTGTGAATGTACGTGTAGTACCGTCAGTACGAGTTGCTGCACCTGCTGTGGATGGGTTAGAACCGTCAGAAGCCTTGTCAGTGTTAGTAACGAGCCACGATAATACAGAACCCAACTTACGAGCAGTTGTTGACGAACCAGCCGAACGAGCCTGATTGCTCAACAGGATAGTTTCCAGATCACGCTTGATCTCAGCCGATGCCTTAGCCAACTGATAAGCCTTTTCAGACTTACGACCAGCCTTGTTTACAGCCTCGATAGTGCCAGATACCTGAACGGTTTTCTGGATGATCTGAGTGTAGTTACCAGTACGAGTAGTTGGAGACAGAGTTGCGCTAGAAGCGTCTGCACCTTCAACTGCTGCGTTAGCCGTAGTAGCAGATGCCAATGTGTCAGTCTGCCATTCGTGATAAACAGCAGCCGCCTTGTTCTTACCAACAGACGACATAAATGGTGTCTCTGTAGGGCTGATGTTATAGATTACGTCGGAAAGGTCTTCACGTAGACCAATACCAGTAGCTGTGCCAAATGTTGCCATGATTTAATACTCCTATAAGAATCGTTCAAATACTGCTGCGGCATCAGATATTCGACCACTCGATCTAGCTTGTGCCTTCAGCTTACGTGTTGTTTCAGCATCAGAATCTCTTACTTGAGCCGTACCAGGACGGATCATTTTCGGAGCAGAGTTAACCTTCTTAGTCATCTCTGGCTTGGAAGACTGTAGCTTGTCATATTGCATCGCCTTCCATAGCGTTTCTACTGCCCGCGAATCATAAACATTCGCTAATTCTTCATCTGAGAATCCTGCCTTCTTACCGTAATTCCGTATGGCACTACGCAAAGATTCTGCTTTCTCAGGATTAGCAAAGTCAGGTATCTTTTCAGCAAGTTTCTGAGCCTCTGCTTGTACCATAGCTCGTAACTGCTGCTGCCTGTCCTGTTCTTGTTGCGCTTGGATGCGTTCTCGCTCGGCACGAACCTGAACTAACTGCTTTTCCCTCTGCGTAATCTCTGCAACCTTAACGGCGTATCCAATAGGATCGTTTTCTTTAAGGTAATCAAGATTCTCTGTTTCGGCTGGTTGATCTAGCATCTGCTCAATCATTTGCAGCCTTTGTGCGTATGTATCACGCAATTGCTTTGCTTCAGATACGGCGGCTTTTTCAGCCTCTACAGCTCTCCGCTCCTCGGCTACTGTCTGCGATTTCTTAGTGTAATCTGCGCCAAGTTGATAGTTCTTGATGAGTTCCGAAAGGGTTACCTCTTTTTCTTCACCTGCCGCTTTTACACGGTAGAGAGGCTCCTCTGACTCTTCAACAACTTCCTCTTGTTCCTCGTATTCCTCTGATGCATCAGGAGAATCTTCAGAAACAGGCTCATCTTGTGCCTCAAGTTGCGGTTCCGGTTGTTCCTGTTCGGAGCCTTCCTCGCCACCCATCAAACCCAAAATTTGCTCTGCTGCATCTGCCACTCTCAACTCACCGCTACCGGATGGTGTCACGTTAGTTGTTTCGCTCATAAGTATTTTCCTACTTTGTTAAAAAAACTTCAATCTTTTTTCTTCCATTTTTTG